TACCCCTTCTTTTTTAAACCAATACAGGACGGAATGGAACGTCCAAAGACAGAATTATCATACAAAGTACCTTCGAAAAGGCTCACGCGTAATTCCATCAAAGAAACAACGGAAGATTTACAGGCGGGTCTTGACACCACGATCGACTGGAAGAATACAGGGGACAACTCCTATGATGGAGAAAAACTCAAGCTTCTCGTCCACGATGAATCGGGTAAATGGGAAAGACCAGATAACATCCTCAACAACTGGAGGGTTACGAAAACAACGTTAAGATTAGGTAGAAAAATAGTAGGTAAGTGCATGATGGGATCTACTTCAAACGCATTAGACAAAGGTGGATCAAATTTTAAAAAACTATACGAATCTTCGGACGTCACAAAAAGAAACCGCAACGGACAGACTAGCTCAGGATTATATAGTTTGTTCGTACCTATGGAGTGGAATTACGAAGGATACATTGATTCTTATGGAATACCTGTATTCGACACTCCAAAAAAACCAATTAAAGGTATAGATGGTGAAGATATAGATATAGGTGTTATATCACATTGGGAAAATGAAGTAGATGGACTACACGACGACCAAGATGGCTTAAACGAATACTATAGACAGTTTCCAAGAACAGAGAAACACGCTTTTAGAGACGAAGCTAAAGAATCTTTGTTTAACTTAGGTAAAATATACGAGCAAATAGACTATAATGAAGACTTACGTAATACTAATGTTGTTACACAGGGTAATTTTCAGTGGGAAGGTGGGATTAAAGATACTAGAGTGCTGTTTGTTCCTAGTAAAAGTGGAAGATTTTTTGTTAGCTGGGTTCCTCCGGTTACACTACAAAATAGATACAATATAAAAAATAACGTTAAGTATCCTGGTAATGAGCACTGTGGAGCTTTTGGATGCGATAGTTACGATATATCTGGTACTGTTGATGGTAAAGGTTCTAAAGGATCTTTACATGGATTAACTAAGTTTTCAATGGAAGACGTACCGCCTAACTTATTTTTTTTAGAATATATAGCTAGACCACAGACAGCTGATATATTTTTTGAAGATGTTTTAATGGCTTTGGTTTTTTATGGTATGCCTATACTAGCAGAGAACAACAAGCCAAGACTCTTATATTATATGAAAAGAAGAGGTTACAGAGGTTACTCTATGAATAGACCTGATAGGGTTATGCATAAATTATCTGTAACAGAAAGAGAGATAGGTGGAATACCTAACTCAAGTGAAGACATAAAGCAAGCTCACGCAGCAGCTATAGAGGATTATATAGAAAACCACATTGGTTTACTAAACGAAGGTTATGGCAGCATGTACTTTCAAAGAACTTTAGAAGATTGGGCGAAATTTAATATAAACAATAGGACTAAGCACGATGCATCTATAAGCTCTGGTTTAGCTATGATGGCTTGTAATAAACATAGATACACGCCTGTCGCGCAAAGAGTAATATCTAAAGTATCTTTAGGTTTTAGAAAATATAACAATTCAGGTCAAAATTCAAAAATAATATAATAAATGGTCTACAATACTAATAATAGCATCTTTCCAGATCAGGTGGTACCTGAAGAAGAAAAGAAATCATTTGAATATGGTTTAGCTGTTGGAAACGCTATTGAACAAGAATGGTTTAGAAATAACAGTGGTCAGGATAGGTTTTCCTATAATTTCCAGAACTTCAATAGACTAAGATTATACGCTAGAGGTGAACAACCTGTACAGAAGTATAAAGATGAATTATCTAATAACGGTGATTTGTCTTATTTGAATTTAGACTGGAAGCCAATACCTGTTCTTTCTAAGTTTGTAGATATAGTAGTTAATGGCATGACTGAAAAGGGTTATGAAATGAAAGCTTTTGCTTCAGACCCATTTGCTTTAAAGCAACGTACTGATTTTGCTGCTAACGCCTTAAGAGACATAGAAAACAAAGAAGCTATAGATAGATTATCTCAAGCTACTGGTCAAAACTTCTATGCTTCTACTGATCCAGAAAACATACCTAGAGACAAAAACGAATTAGACTTAATGCTACAGCTTAACTACAAATTAAGTGTAGAAATAGCTGAAGAAGAGGTTGTTAGCAACGTGCTTAAGTATAATAAATTTGATGAAATTAAAAAAAGACTAGCTTATGACCTTACCGTTTTAGGAATTGCAGCTAGTAAAACTAGCTTTAATCTTTCTGAAGGTATAACAACTCACTACGTGGATCCAGCTAACTTAGTTTATTCAGCTACAGATGATCCTAATTTTGAAGACATTTATTATGTTGGAGAAATTAAAGCTTTAACTTTGCCTGAAATAAAAAGATTATTTCCTAATCTAACTAACGAAGAGTTAGAAACTATACAGAAGTATCCAGGTAGACAGAATTACGCTCAAAGCGATTGGCAGGTAAATAGTGATACAGAGAAACATCAGGTTTTATTTTTTGAATACAAAACGTATCACGATCAAGTGTTTAAAATAAAACAAACTGAACAAGGTTTAGAAAAAACATTAGAAAAGCAAGACACATTTAATCCTCCTCCAAGTGATAACTTTGAAAGAGTGTCTAGATCTATTGAAGTATTATATACTGGAGCGAAAGTTTTAGGTATGGGAGATACTATGTTAGAGTGGAAGTTAGCTGAGAACATGACAAGACCTTACGCTGATACTACTAAGGTTAATATGAATTACTGTATATCAGCTCCTAGAATGTATCAAGGGCGTATAGAATCTATAGTTAGTAGAACAATAGGTTTCGCTGATATGATTCAATTGACTCATTTAAAGCTACAGCAAGTATTAGCTCGTATGGTTCCTGATGGAGTTTACTTAGACGTAGACGGGTTAGCTGAAGTTGACTTAGGCAATGGAACGAACTATAATCCAGCAGAAGCATTAAATATGTACTTCCAGACCGGAACAATAGTAGGTAGATCATTAACTCAAGATGGCGAGATTAATCGTGGTAAAGTGCCAATTCAAGAGCTTCAAAGTTCTTCTGGTATATCTAAAATACAAGCAATGATACAAACGTATCAATACTACTTGCAAATGATTAGAGATGTAACAGGATTAAACGAAGCTAGAGATGGAAGTTCTCCAGATAAAAACGCTTTAGTAGGTCTACAAAAACTAGCAGCAGCAAACTCTAATACGGCTACAAGACATATATTACAGTCTTTAATGTATATTACGATTAGAACATGTGAAAATATAAGTTTAAGGGTAGCTGATGTGTTGCAGTTTCCATTAACAAAAGCATCTTTACTTAATAGTATAAATGCTTTTAATGTAGCTACTCTAAAGGAAATAGATACTCTATCGTTACATGACTTCGGTATATTCTTAGATCTAGAACCAGACGAAGAAGATAAAGCCCAATTAGAAAAAAGCATACAAATAGCATTGCAATCTGGAGCTATAAAACTTTCAGATGCTATAGATATAAGAGATATACAAAACATAAAGCTAGCTAATACATATTTGAAGTTTAGACAAACTGAAAATCAAGAGGCTGAAAGAGCTGCACAGATGGAAAACATTCAGGCTCAAGCTCAAGCTAATAGTGAATCTGCTGAAAAAGCTGCCGAGGCTGAAGTTCAAAAACAACAAGCTTTAGCTCAAACTACTGTTCAAATAGAGCAAGCTAAGTCTCAGTTTGAAATACAACGCATGGAGCAAGAGGCTGAAATAAAAAGAGGTCTAATGGCTGAAGAGTTTTCATATCAAATGAAACTAGCAGAAATGCATGCTAAAGCTAATTCTCAAAAAGAAGCTCAAATAGAGGACAGAAAAGACAAAAGACTACAAATGCAAGGCACTCAACAGAGTGAACTTATAGATCAAAGACAAAACGATCTGCTACCTAAAAACTTTGAATCAACTAATGACGGCTTAGGCGGTTTTGATTTAGAACAGTTTACCCCGAGATAGGGAATTATTAATTTTTATTATATTATATTATGTCAGAA